CGGGCTGAACTTCATCATAAGAAGAATACTTTGTATATTTATTCATAGTTGCAGGAATCAAGCTTTCAAAATAATCTTGTGTTAAAAGAGATTGGATCAATATAATTTCATTGTCTCTCAAATTATAACCAATATTTCCAAATGATAAGTAGGATTGAGGTTGAAGCATGAATGATTTTATTCTATTATATCGTATAAGCTCATCTGCCATTCTATTATAGTAAATAGGTTTATTCATTTTTTTTGTAATCAAATTCTTCTCGGGTAAAATCATATTACATTTTCCACTTTCAACTGCACATAAATTTGGGAATGCATTACACGATTCAGCATCTTTTACAATACATGTTGATACTTCATTAATGAGTTTGTAATAATTTTCATCTCCAATAAATTGTATTTTATCTTTCACCAAAGTTTTAAGGTATTCGTCTATATTTTTTAATTTTTCTGAATAAATGATATATTCTTTTTTCATTTCAGACTCTATTTTTTCCCTTATTTTAACATTTTCGTAGTCATTTATTAAAATACGAATAGTATTTCGAAATACATTATAAAAACTGGTTTCTAAACGTATCCTTTTAATATAATCCACTCGTTCTTTATCAACATCCGTTTGCGTTGTAAATTGAACTTCACTTTGAATCATTGGCCTTTTACTAGAGTCTATAATATAGTTATTATTATTTAAAGATGGAATCACTAAATTACCTGGGATATCATCTACAAGAATAGGTTGAGATAATTGTACAAATTGATTTGTAGATGTAAGTATTCCAACTACATTTTCATCCTCTATTACTTTAAATGCGGGTTTACAAGGAATATCTGGTTCAGGTCTGCGTTTTTTGCTTCTTTTATCTAATTTATTCAAAAATAATATGGTGTTTTCATATGTATTCCACAATCCTAAATCTGTCATAAAAACATAATCTAAATCTTTCTTTAAACTCTCGTCCAAATAAGAAGGATAACAAGGAACAAAACCAAATTTTCCAGAAGTACCAGGTTCTTCGGCAACCACACCTATTACCTTGTTATTAAAATTAATGACCAACTTTTTAATTGTGTACTCATATCCATCTAATTTTTGTATTAAATCATAAAGAAGCAATGAACGTTTTGCCTTGTACACATTTGGTATACTTTCAAGTGGTCTACATATGAGATTAAAAAAGGGTTTTATGATTTCTTTAAAAACAGCTCGCATGGTTTTAGAAAGTTTGGGATCGTACTCTTTAAATTCCTTAGAAATCAGTATATTTTTCTCTCCATGAATATTGCTATTCGTATAAGAATAAATGGGTTCATAGTATTCATCTTTTTTAAGTAAAAGAATAGTAGGTTTTCTGGCTTGATAAAACTCCGACGAGTAATGATTTGTGGGACATACAATACTCACATTATTTGTTATATCATCATCATTCAGCTGTAAAATAACAAGATTGACTCCATTTGGAAATAATTGTGGATTTGGCATACTAATAATATCCCATAAATACGTGTGATCTATAAATGCATCTGGGTCTCTTAAAAAATCAATAAAGTTTTCAAATGCTGTTACTACTTTAGTAAAATATACTTTTTCCTCTGGACTTTCCATATTCAATTTGGAAAAGAGTCTAGAATCTCTATATTTATCCAGATCTACCTTTTTCTCCAAATTATGAAAATCAGAAACTAGATTTCCATTTTGATATTTTATAAAAGAATCAATAGATATAGATTGAATAATATATTCTTTCGTGTCTTCTATATTCAAAATAGATGTGCCTGCTTTTTTTTTGTCCAATTTTTTTGCAAAAAATAATACATCAGATATACAACCAACAAAAGATTGTTTATCGCTTATTGCAATACCATGTCGTAATAAACAAGGATGATTTTCTTTAATATTTGTATTTGTTTTACTTATTTGACATTCGCCGCTTGACACATGAAGCATAGTTTGAATCTCAACAGGTAAATATCCCCATCTCCCTATGTCTAGAGGGAATTTATCTGGACCTTTAATATATTCATCTTGTCCCTTTATTTCTTTTTTACCTTGTTCTTTTTTATCTTCTTCTTTTTTACCTTGGTTACATTTTTTCATTGCTATAATTCTTCCCTCTGTATTATATTTATCAAAACAACATGGAAGACAATGTCCATCTGGGTGAGAATCAGGAATTAAACTAGGATATTTTTTATTATCTTTTTTTCCTTTTTTGGATGGATAAAATTCGTAAATATAATAACCGGGTTTTACTTTTTTCTCTCCTTTTGGCAATACTTTACCGCAAGTTGGGTGAACCAATTCTGTTTTTCCATCTTTATTCTTTACTTCTTTTAAATCGTTTGGATCAATAATTGTATTTGTTTTTAAACACCAAAAACGAGGACATATATAATGAAAAGGATTCTCTGGGTTAGAACCATAAGTTACAACATCTTCTTCTCTTAAAAATCCAGGATGTTCTTTCTTTATTTTTTCAAGTTGTGAATCAGTTAAAATAACCGGTTGTCTTCTCATACTTGAACTACATGTTCTTGGATAAGAGTTGAATTGCGGGGTGTCTTCTTTTAAAATAAGTACAGGATCCTTTTTTTCTATGAGTGTTTGAAAATAATAAGGTTTATTTAATTTCATTCCATCAATATTTCTCACTTCATCTTCTTCTTCCTCTTCTTCCTCTTCCTCTTCTTCCTCTTCCTCTTCTTCTTCATCTTTCTCTTCATCTTCCTCTTTTGGAAAAGGTTGATCTAAATCTTGATCTGAATCTTCTTGTATGTCTATTTGAATATTTTCAGGATTCTCTACAACAGGTTCTTGTTCTAAGGCATTATCAGAGTCTAAAATCTCTGGACTTAATACTGGTATTTCAGAAGAAGATGATGAAGGTTCAAATGAAGCTAATTCTTTATTAGAATCAGTTAATTCTTCTTCTTCTTCCTTTTCAAAAGGTTCCGCCAATTCTTCTTCTTCTACCTTTTGAAAAGGTTCCGTCAATTCTTCTTCTTCTTCTTCTACCTTTTGAAAAGGTTCCGCCAATTCTTCTTCTTCTTCTTCTACCTTTTGAAAAGGTTCCGCCAATTCTTCTTCTTCTACCTTTTCAAAAGGTTCCGCCAAGCTAATAGTTGAACCAAATGACTCCAAATCATTGTCACTAGATGGAAGTTTTTCAGAAGAAATAGATTTTTCAGATTCATTATCAGGCGATTCTATTTCAGGCGATTCTATTTCAGGCGATTTTATTTCAGGCGATTCTATTTCAGGCGATTCTATTTCAGGCGATTCTATTTCAGGCGATTCTATTTCAGAAGGAGAAGAATCTTCTTCGCTTGAAGTTTTCTCTCCTCCTTTAAATTCATCAGAGTCAATTTCATCTTCATCTTCATCTTCATCATCATCAAAAAATAAACGTAATGCACCTTTTGGTTTTTCAGATTGTAAAGGTTTTTCAAAAGTAATATCTTCATCTTCAATAATTGCAATTTCAGAGTTAGACGCTGATTCTTCTATAGATGAAATAATATCACTAATTTTCAACTCGCCCTTCTCTCCACTAGAACAAATTCGTTTCATTTCAGCTTCAGGGTACAAGGTAGATTTTTGATCTTGTGTTAAACGCACCATCGTATCTAAATAAATCGGTAATGTGTACAAATAACCAATGTTATTAATGTTCTCAGTAGTAATAGTAATAATACCAGTTTCAGGTTGTAGTACAATAGTAGTTTTAAAACCAGGATTATTTTTTATTTTAATATCTGATTTTCTGAGACCATGTTCTACTTCTAATTCGTTTGCAACCCTCATAACCATTTCAACTGCATCTTTGCGTTCTAAATCTTCTTGAAAATTATCTAAAAGTGCTTCAATAATTTCTTGACCTCTTAATCCCTGAGCGGATTTTTCAAGAATGAATGCTTCTTGGCTGTTAAATTTACTATAATTTGAAACGCGTTTAAAACGTAAACTGATAGTTTTACCTTTAAACTTGTTGGTTTCATTAATAAAAACGGATGATATACAACCTTTGTATGCTTCAATATTGAGAGATTTTTTAATAACAATTTGTGTCTCATAAGTTATTTGTTTAATTTCAATATTTTCATCATGTAAGCTTTCAAAGTTATTTAATTTATATCCACTTTGTTCTAAAACGGATTTAATTTCTTGAATAATCGGATTAATTGTCTCTTTAAAAATATCATTTATGTTTTCTATGCTAATAACATTTTTAAACTCTGAAAAGATTGTAATATAACCTTCTTCGTCAAATTCACAAACGAGAGATTGATCACCAGATTCAATATATACAGCAACTGCTTTATTACGAGCAATATTTTTCATTAATTTAAAAACTACCGACTTTTTCAGATATGGTATTTTTCGTCCATCTGTAGCAACTTTATCTGTGAAAATTCTATATATATTTTCCTGTCTAGACGATGGATTATATTTAATTAAGGGGTTCTCTTTGGTTGCATGTATTATTTTAAAAATAATATCCAGCGGAATTTTCATATCAAAATTAGGACGAATTACTGCTTTTATATATTTAATTCCCTTGTTTACATAATTTAACTCGTTTGTTCGTAAAGCATAAATACTATAAAACATGTCAATTGCTTTGAAAGATTCAAATACTTTATCATTTAATATTTTTTTATTATTTTCTATCAATTTCTCTTTGTTTTGTATTAAATTTTCAAACGTATTTATATTTTTATTATACAAAAAAGGGTAGTAAATCTTTATAGTGGATTCTTCTGATATGTCCTTACTTCCAATAAAAGAGAGAACATCTTCTGCAAGGCACAAATAAATAGTATTAGCAAAAATTTCACCATTATTCAATAGTAAATGATTATTTAATGTAGTTAGAGACTTTCTTGCTGTTTTTTCTAAAAATTTATCATAATTATATACATTATACGGGTTACAAACGAAAGGATATTCATTTTCAATAATAAAAAATTTTTGTCCCAACACTTTGTTGACAATATATTTTTTACCATCAAATTTCATTTCAAATATATCATCAAATGTATATACATCTTTTTCATTTTCTTTTTCAGATCTTTCAAAAGGGACTCCGTTTTCATCACTCACAATGTTTGAAATAAATTGATCCAATCTTAAATTAGTTAATTCCAGTTTGCCATTTTGTGTCAAGCTCTGAAAAATAGATATAGCATTTAAAGTTTCTAATTTCTGACAATATAAATATAATTCATCAATAGATACTTCACCTTTTAATTCTTTCAGTATTTTAATTTTAATAGTTGCAATAGAATCATCCAAGTTAATTTGTTCGTCTGAAAATTTAACAATAATTTCCTTTGTTTTAATTTCTTCTATTTCTTCAGGTGTAAATATCTTTTGAAATAATTCATCTTCATTTTGAGAAGCAATTTTTCCATTGAAAACATAAACGATTGTCACCTCCCCATTGGTAAATTGTTTTATTTTATAAATTTTTTGATCTAAAGAGTGTGTTTCTTCTGATAATTTTTCTGACATATATATAAAGTTATTAATATTTTAATTTTATATAGAAATATATTCATATAAAATTAAAATTTTGTTTACATAAAATTACTATTTACATTTGTTGGTAGTCCATGACCAAATAAGATCATATAAATTAAAATGATTGCCCCGATCACTAAACTTCTATCAATTGCTTTTGAACAATTTTGTTTTAAAATATACTTCATAATCAAGTATAAAACTAACGTAATTATTATAGCATGTACAAGCATTGTAAGTCCACCTTCCATTATATTATTAGTAGAGAAAAAAAATATATAAAATTATTTTTTAAACTAAATCATAATATGGATTATCGTTAATAGTCATTCCACAATATTGTTGAGGTTTTTTCTTATAATCTATTGGGTTATAAATTCCTGCCTCTTTTGCGTTTTGCAATACAAATTTGAAATTTTGCCAAAACTCTTGTTTGTGACCAATGGATTCTGTCATAATATGCGATAATTCATGTAAC